GGGGGTATATACGAACTCCCCTCGCGCGCGCGCGCGTTTTATCAATCTGCATACCAAAAAGAAGGTCAAAGAGTTCAAGTTAAAACTTCGAAATTACAAGCGTCCAGACTTCAATCGAATGATTCTGGACTTAGGCAAATGCGGCTGGACACACGAAAAGATTGCAGACGTTCTGCCGGTGTCTGGTGCTTCTACTGTGTCTGAATGGGCGCGTGGTGGCGTGCCTAATTACGACAACGGCCATGCCTTCATCATGCTCTGGCAAACAGAGACTGGCATTGAACGATTCCCACTGGAAGGCGAGTGGACCACATACAAGTACAAGATTGGTCAGATGGATATTTTTGAAGACGGCGGCCTGTGTGATCAGGTGATTGAGGAACTGGATCGGGAGTTGGGGCTGTGAGAGATTTTAAGGTTGGCCAAACAGTAACGCACGACAGTCCATGCTGGAAACCACAAGGCAAGCTAACCATTGTAAAAGTAGATATTGGCCGTCGTAGTGGATTAAAAATTATTACTGCGACTGATGAAAGCGGAAAGGAGTTCACTGCTGTAGAGGGGGTATTTCATGCCACCTGACTACACCCATATCGAGCATGACGGCACGCCGTGGAAGAACGTCGAAGGTGACTGGTTCTTCTGGCGTGAAGTCTGGGGCTGGTGTCCGTATGTCGGGCCGAAGAATAGTAATTTTTTTAATAAGTTTAGGTAAGGTTAGTACAATAGCTTCTTAATCAAAACATTAGAGGATTGTTCATATGGATTTGTGTGTTATTGATTGGGAAATTATTAAAGATATTTTAATTGCATTAATTGGGGCTGGAATACCGTCTTTTGTTGCTTGGCGAATATTTAAAAATTGGAGAGGTCAAAAAGGGGCTGAGGTTATAGCAAATGAGGCAAAACAGAATATTCAGGATATTTTAGAAATTATCAAAGTGGTTGGCTTAATACGAAAAAAAAGTTTTGATTCAGAAAGATCCAAAAACTTTGGCGATTTTAATAGACTTTATGAGTCTGTAGTCAGAAGTAGTTTATACATTGATGATTGTGTTGAGATTAAGGACTTTAAAAAATCAATTGATGAATTCTTTGATTGTTGTCTTAAGTTTAAGCGGTTTGAGAGTCAGTATCGACATCATGCACAGGATAGTAAGTTTATAGAGCATGTGGACGGTGAAATTAATGTAATTCAAATAAAAGGCGTTAATATCGTTAATATATTGATTCCCTATTCTATCTATCAAAAAAAATTCAAGTTTAGAAAAAAATAATATAGCTTTGATACCCAACAAACCGCAACACCCATACCCCCACAGTAACCCTATCAACCAACGATAGGGTTTTTTTATGGCAGCTCGCAAAGTAAGTACACCAGGTGCAAAGACACCGGAACCAGCAGTCGAAACTACGGCGCAACCCACCACAGCAGAACAGGCCGATGCAGCGTTAGAGCACATCACAGGTCAAGATGCTGAATCACAAGACCAGTCTACTAATGAAACTAGTTCACTAGGTACACCAGTTGAACCAACTGCAGAAGAACTGGCAGCTAAAAAGGAATATGAAGAATTCCTTCAATGGCGCAAAAACAAAGGTGAAGCAGCTCAACCAGCTACACAGCATGCACCTACATCCAATGCACCTACCGACCCAACAGCAAAGCGCACGCGCCAAGTTGTAGGCCCTAACGGTTGGATCACCGAGGAGTACTAACCATGTGCGGTGGATTCGTAGGTAAGGCCATTAGCACCGTAACGGATGCCATTGGCCTGACTGATACCAAGGCAGCATCCAAAGGCTATGACGCTCAGGCAGCAGAAGCCAAAGCCCGAGCAGAGGCACAGACAGCAGAAAACGAACAGGTTGCACAGCGCAAAAAGCGTAAGGCATCTGAAGTGCTTTCTTCTGCATCTGATGATGAAAAGAAATCAACACTAGGCGGATAAGGCATGAGTGATCGAGCAAGTCAAATTTGCAAACGGTTGGGTGAGCTTCGGGCAGAACGTGCCAAATATGAAGCGCACTGGACTGAATGCTACAAGTACGGAGCACCTGAGCGCCAACAGTGTTTTAGTGGTAGTTCAGGTTCCGAAGGCACCAGAGAGAAACAGCGTGCTGATTTGCTGGATTCTACTGCTGCCGAATCAATCCTGATCTTTGTATCTAACCTGATTGCAGGTACCACACCTGCAAACGCGATCTGGTTTAAAGCTGTGCCTGATGGTATGGACGATCAAGCCGAACTCACACCAGGTGAACACTGGCTTGAACAGGTCGCACAATTCTTATTTCGTAATATCCACGGCGCAAACTTTGACAGTGAAATCTACGACATGATCATTGATTTCGCCGTTGCTGGTTGGGGTGTGATCTATCAAGACATTGACCGTGAAAAAGGCGGTGGCTTCACATACCAGTGCTGGCCAATCGGTGAGTGCTTTATTGCTTCTACACGTCCAGATGGTCAAGTAGATACGATTTATCGCGAGTACACCAAAACTGCTGCACAGCTGGTGACAGAGTTTGGTGAACACAAGGTAAGTGATGCTGTACGTAATGCTTACCAAAGCCGTCCAGATGACCGTTTCAAGATTGTGCATGTGATTGAACCACGTAAGGTCAAAGCACCTATGACCAATCGTGTGTTGCTACCAAAGAATATGCCGTTCGCTTCATATCATGTGGAAGTAGATGGAAAAAACATCCTGAAGGAATCTGGCTATAACGAGTTCCCATGTGCGGTACCACGTTTTAGAAAGATCCCGGGCAGCGTGTACGGAATTGGCATTATGTCAACGGCGCTACCAGATGCCAAAACTGCCAATGCTTTGATGCGTGACACCTTGCGTAGCGCTGAAATTGATGTGCTCGGTATGTGGATCATGAATGATAACGGCATTGTAAACCCACGTACCGTGCGTATTGGTGGCGGCAAGATCATTGCTGCAAACGATGTTGATGATATGAAGCGCCTGGACAGTGGTCGCGGCTTTCAGGTCGCAGATCAGTTGCTAGATCGTATTCAGTCCAGCATCCGCAGAAAGCTTATGGCTGATGGGATGTCGCAGCATTACAACACACCACCGACAGCAGCAGAGATTTATGCACGTGTCGACATGATCCGGCAACAGCTTGGCCCGCTATATGGCCGTGCACAGGCTGAATTACTGGTTCCTATTCTTGATCGTGCTTTTGGTCTGGCATATCGGGCAGAGGCATTAGGCGAAGCACCAGAGGATCTACAGGGTCGCAACCTTTCATTCAAGTTTATTTCACCCCTGGCACGCGCTCAGAAGCTTGAGGAAGTGGCCAGTATTGAGCGTCTGATGGCTTCACTTGGTTCAATTATTGAAGTCGCTCCGGATGCACTGGACAACATCAATCTTGATGCCGTACCTCAAGTGCTGGCAGCTGGTCTAGGTGCGCCAACTTCAATCATGCGTACTACAGATGAACTTCAGGCATACCGTGAACAGAAAGCACAGGCACAACAGCAGGCAGCTGCACAGGAGCAACAGGCAGCTATGGCACAACAGATGACAGGTGCCATTACTCAAGGCATGGGTAAAGGCTTGGAAGCACAAATGGTCAGTGAGGTAATGCAATGATTTTAGGTTTTGCAGTAATGGCCATTCTTGCGCTGATTGCCTGCGCTTTGCTTTATGCAGCTGAAAACAAGGCAAAAGAATTAAGCAATGAATTGTTTAAGGAAAGGGCTATATCCAGCACCTTGCGCAATGAAAAGCACCATGAATGGGAACGTGCAGAAGTACTGCAAGGGCAAGTTTTCGCACTGAAGCAGGATATTGCCGATCTTAAGGCCCAGCCTGATCAGGAATTTAAAGAACTGATTCAGGAGCAAGAGGACGAATTAGGCTTTGGCCACCACGTTAAATGGCGTTCACACCGAAAGCCAACGGCGCTGACTTATCAGATTCATTTCGATATGGACGTTAATGGCCAACGAATTTTAGAAGAACTCACCGTGCGATTTAAACGCAATGCTTTCACTGATAACGAACGTGAGACATGCCGCCGTTTAGGCCGTGCCGAAGTCGTGGACTTCATTATCAACCGAATTAACACAGCAAATGACCCTCGCTATGACGAGAGCTTAGAACTAGCACACATGGAGCAAGACAATGGATGAACAACAAAACCCAAACCCAGAGAACGTACCAGCAGTTGAACCAGTTCCAACTCCAGAACCAACTCCGGGAGCAGAACCACAACCGACTCCGGGCACTCCGCCAGCAGATCCAGCACCAGGTGAACCAAACGCGGCACCAGTTGAAACAGATCCAGCAAAAGCGGTACCAGAATCTGCCGATGCCTATAGCGTTTCAATTGATGGCTTCGATTTTGATGCATTTAAAGCGGATAACGCTGAAGTGTTGGAATCATTCCATGCTGAAGGTATGACCAATAAGCAAGTTGAAGCAGTCGTTAAAGCGTATGAACAGCATCAATCCGTGCAAATGGAAGCCTTACAGGAAGAATGGGGCAATGACTTTGGCGCAAATGTGAACTTGGCCAAACAGGCAATTGAAGCATTAGGTTTTCAGGCTTCGGATCTAGACTCACCAATCGGTGCGTTAAAGCTGGCAGCCGCTATTGGTAAGCATATTCAGGAAGATTTACCACCTTCTAACACACAGCAAAACGTTGGTGAATCAGTTCAACAATTAATGATGTCGGAAGCCTACTTAAACGACAAGCATCCAGACCATAAACGCGTCTATGCACAGGTTGAACAGGCTTATGCGAAGCAATATCAATAAGGGGGATTTAGCCAATGGCTAACCAAAACAAAATCACAGCGGCGTTTGTTCAACAGTTCCATGACACATACGACGTTGCGGCACAGCAAAACGAATCACGACTACTTAAAACCGTTGTGAACCGTGGAAAAATTGAAGGTGAGTCATTCACCATCAATGACATGGGATCTGTAGAAATGCAGGCTTCTGGTGCACGTTATGGTGACACTCAGTGGACGCATCCGGATGTGGGTGTGCGTACCGCGTTAATGTCTGATTGGGATCTATTCATTCCAATTGAACCGCGCGACCTGCCTAAATTGAAGGCAATGCCACAAGACAAATACATGAAGTTATTGATCAGCGCACGTGAGCGCAAGATTGACGACATCATTTATGCGGCTCTTGTTGGTCCAGTGACTCGCAAAGTAGTAGACGATGCCGGTACAGCAACTGTTTCCACGGTGAACCTACCAGCAGGTCAAATCATCGCACCGGCTTTCGGTACGCTGAAGCAGCAAATCACCAAAGCAAAATCACTATTCCGTGCGAACGAATGTGATGAGCAGAACGGTGAAGAAATCTTTATCACGTACACATCGGATGTTCTTAACGCATTCCTGAATGACACCATCTTGACCAACTCGGATCATGTCAACGTTCAGATGTTGCAGAACGGTGCAGTCGGTCACAAGTGGCTAGGCGTGACTTGGGTTGCTTATGAAAAAGTAGGTCAAGGCGCTACCGTCGGAACCAAACGTTTAGCAATGTACTGTAAGTCTGCCGTTCATTTCGGTGATGCAGATATTACCAGCTTCGATATCTCGACTCGTCCGGATAAGAAGAACGTAAAACAGGTTGGTGGTGTTCATTCATTTGGTGCTGGTCGTGCCAATGAGAAGAAAGTCGTAGCGATTGACTACACACCGGCTTAATTAAAGGGGCTTTGGCTCGGCATCTTGGGCATGGGGTGTCGGGTCTTTTTTATAAGGAGCAGCCAAAATGATTCAACTTCTGATGTGTCTTTTTGGTTTTCATGGTGCGACTGAGATTGGAACTGATACCAAGCCAGAGTGCCGCAATTGTTTGAAGGAAGTGAAATAACTATGAGCAATACAGAACAACAAATCGAACAAGAGATTCAAGACAAAGGCTTAAATGCACCACGTTTAACGCCTGATTATATTGATTCAAAAATTAAGGCTATTCGCTACATTACAGGTGATAAGTTTGACCTTGCATACTGTGCAGATGATTATAAAACTTGTGGCTCACCACAATTAACGATCTGCATTTTGTCGCTTGAAAACGGCTTCACTGTTACTGGTGAATCAGCATGTGCAAGTCCTGAAAATTTTGATCGAATCATTGGCCAGAAAATCGCGTATGAAAATGCTCGAGATAAAATCTGGATGCTAGAAGGTTATTTGTTGAAAGAAAAATTACATCAAGCCAAGCTAGATGAGCAATTCTAACACCCAACAAACCAATCCTTAAAAGCCTTCAAGATCATTAAAACTTGAGGGCTTTTTTATGTCTATTACCACCAGAACATCTATTGTTAATCATGCTTTAAGCCTGATCGGTGATCAGAATATTGCTTCATTTGACGAGAACACTGCACGTGCTGAACGCTGCCGCAGTATCTATGACCAGGTGCGAAAATCCATTCTGCGTGATCATCCGTGGTCATGTGCGAAAAAACGTACCATTCTTGCACCGGTGACAACTTACCCGGCCTTTGGTTATACCCATTCTTTTCCATTGCCACGTGACTTCATCCGGATCATCAGCGCCAATACAGAAAAATACGAAGTCGAGAATCGCTACATTCTGGCAAATCAGCAACAGATCAATCTTGAATATATTTTTGACAACGATAACGAAGATTCTTGGGACTCAATGCTGGTGGAAGCTATGTCGCTCAAGATGGCCGCAAAGCTATGCAAACCGAATACCGGTAGTGATGCAGCAGGACAATCGGCAGAAGCGCAATATCGTGATCTGATCAAGCGTGCACGTACGATCAATGCGCAAGAACGACCTTCTGAAGACATCGTGTATGAGGAATCACGCTATATCGGGAGTCGCTACTAATGAAGCAATGGCTACTTAAAAATAACCTGTCCAGTGGTGAGCTATCACCGTTACTGCATACCCGAACTGATGTACAGCAGTATGGCAACGGCGCTAAAAAACTACTGAATGCAATCCCACTGGTGGAAGGTGGAGCAAAGAAACGCCCAGGTACTAAGTTTCGTGGCATCTTTGCCGGTGCATTGCGCCTGATTCCTTTTGTTCCGAACTCGGATAATCCATTTCTATTGATCTTGGGGATGAATACTCTGCAGGTGTATGACCCTTTGACACAGGCTGTGGTCTATACAGGAAGTACGCCGTATAACACAGCGACCAAAGTTGCACAGATCCAGGTGGCACACTCACGTTATCGCATGTTCTTTGTCCAGGGTGATCATCCAGTGCAACGTCTGGTTTGTAGTAAGGACTTTGATAATTGGAACTTTGATCAATTCACTTTTGTCACCGCACCGGTGGATGAAATTAACACTACGCCTAACGTGGCATTAACGCCGACTGGTGTGGAAGTGGGCAAAACCATTTCACTGAATGCAGCTGCTTTTCCGAACTGGAGTTCAACGGAAAACTACATCATTGGTGAGCGTGTTATTTATCTTGGCCAGACATGGCGTGCAATAGCGGATAGCACTGGTAAGGTGCCGGCAGTCGATAGTACATATTGGGAGTCTGTGACTGCAGGTGATGCATCTGTATTCATTCCTGCACATGTTGGAGCGATCATTTCGATCAATGGTGGCCAAGTCAAAATTACTTCTTATGTTTCGCCAACTGGTGTTCGTGGGGAAGTCATTGTAAAGCTGAATGCTGATGTTCAGGCCATTGCGAAATCATGGACCTTAAATACTGCGGCATTTACAGCAACTACTGGCTATCCATCCACGGTGACGTTTTTTAAACAGCGCCTGGTCTTTGCCAATACCAAAAATAACCCGAATCAATTATGGATCAGTGCGATTGGTAACGATGGTGATTTTCTGGAAGCAACGGATGATGCCAGCGCGTTCAGTATGGCTTCATCATCGGCACAGGCAGATAACATTTTGCACCTGGCACAACGTGGTGGCGTGGTTGCTTTGACTGGTGGCTCTGAGTTCCTGATTAGTTCATCAGGTGCATTTACTCCTGCATCTGCCCAGATCGAACAGCACACAACCTACGGCGCACAGTCTAACGTCCGGCCTTGTCTGGTCGGGAATGAGCTGTTATTCGTACAACGTGGCGGTAACCGTCTGCGTGCCTTGTCTTATCGTTATGAAGTAGACGGTCTGGTTAGTCCGGAACTATCTGCAATTGCCCCGCATATCGCTGAAGATCATAGTGGTATCAAGGAGCTGACCTATCAGCAAACGCCGTATAGCTTGGTCTGGATAGTATTGAATGATGGGATGGTAGCCAGTATTACCTTAAACCGTGATCAGGAAATGAATGCCTGGGCGCAGCATAACTTTGGTGGAGCTGTACGCTCAATCTGTGCCTTGCCTCAAGCAGCCGGCAATGATCTATGTTTCATGTTAATTCAGCGAAAATCATCAGTCGTACTTGAACAGCTGGACGACTCATCTTTTATGGATTGTGAAATTGCCCATGACGGTACTCTGGCTAATCGTAGTCTGCACAACAGCACTTTGTACCGATTCCAGAATGCAGATGGTTATTTCTATGATGAAAACCAGCCAACGTCCGGCACGTGGTTTGCTGGTCAGTCGTTTGAAATGGAAGTTGAATTCTTGCCACCGGATCACAGCCAAGTTCCCAATACCGCAATGTTCCATAAGATTCAGGCGCATGAAACGGTCTTGTATGTGCGTAATTCAATTGGTGGCCAGTGCAATCAATACGATCTTGAGCACAAGTCATTCAACCAATCTGCATTCCAAAACCTGACCTATACAGGGCCAGTCAGTATCAGCATGAATGGCTGGTCTACGTTGCACGAAATGGAATTAAAAATAACACACAACAAACCGCTACCGTTCCATGTGCAGAGTGTAGCTATGTTGGTATCAATGAATGAGAAATAAAGATGCTTGTACGTCCGGCAACACTAGAAGATTTAGACACGCTTGTTTACTGGGGCAAGCGTCTTACAGATGAATCACCACGGTTTAAAAATCAGGGCTTCAGTGCAGAACGAGCAAAAAAACTCTTTGCTCATTTGATTGATAAGCTCGGATCAATCCTGATCGTGATGGATCACTACATGAACCCGGTAGGCGGCCTAATTGGTGTGCTTGATACCGACTGGCGAACTGGCCAGAGTTTAGCGTTTGAACAGGGAATTTATGTACTTCCGGAATACCGGAATACAGGTGCAGCCAGCGCACTGGTGAAAAGCTTTGAGACTTGGGCAACTGTACACGGTGCAGACCGCATCCAGATCGGCACCATCACCGGCATTCATGCTGAGCGTACTGTGAGCCTGTATGAATCATTGGGCTTTGAGCTGGTCGGCTATGTGCTGGAAAAGGAGATTTAATCATGTGTGGAGGTAAAAACTTTATTAGTGAAGCGCTGAGTGGGGTTCAAAATTTAGCAAACGGACAGATGGCCGCTGCAACAGCTAAAGGTAATGCCAAAACGGTTAAATCAGTTGCACTTGCAGAAGCCGAAAAGATGAAGCGGCAAGGTAAAAGTAACGCCTCTACGGCGCGTGCCGTGGCTGCGGAAAATGGGGTGAATGTAGATACCGGTGCAGCAGCAATGCTTCAGGATGAGCATATTTCTGATGCAGCTTATAACGCATCAATCAATCTTTCAGATGCGGACTATCAAGCAAAACAGATTCGGATGCAGGGGAAAATGCAGCGTAATAACTATGCAATGAATGCTGCTTCTGATTTCGTAAGTGTTGGCGCTAAAGCGATGGGGTGGAAATAATGGCTTTAATTCCAAAATCTCAAGGTCGGGATACGTCTCGACCTGTCATGCAGCAGCACACGCCAATGACCGGTCTTTCAAAAATTGGGGACACCATTGGTGGCATCATTGATGAGCGCAGAAGAAAATCGGATGAAGCCGATGTATCTGCAAAACGTGCAGAGCTTTATCACAACGATCTTGCAGAGAAAGAAGGCAAGGTCAAACTGGATGATGTTCTGACCACTGAACTGTCTGAACAAATCACCCTGTTAAAAAACGATGTGGCCAACGGCGCAATGAAGGCTGAGGATGCTAATAAGAATCTGCAAACATGGTCACAGCAGCGTTATAAAGAACTTGAAAATGATATGCCAATGCATGCACGTCATGACATGGAAAACTATTGGTCGCATCAGGTGGCGAGGAATGCCACTTCATTTCTGCCGTTACAGCTCAGTGCCGACAGCAAGAAGGACGGTGTACTCGCTGATCGTTATCTTGAGATTGGCACACGGATGGATCGTAAGGCTGGTGCTGAGTACGTTAAATCCAACATCCAGGGCTTAAATATTCCTGAAGCGCAAAAACAGGAGATGCTTTACAAGTACGAAAGCACACGTGATCTGCAAGATATTGATGGACGTATTACCAGTGCTATTGAAAACAAGGACACCGCTAGTCTGCAAACGCTGCTCACTGAAATGGATAACGGTGGTTTTGGCTATACAGACGGCCCAACGCTACAGCGGAAAAAAGACCAGGTACTCAGCCGGATCGATGCGCTGAATAAGCAGGTCGAAGTCGAGGAAAACAAGCGCTTGCAACTGGCCGGAAAGGCTATGACCGAGTTTAAATCTCAGGTGATGACTGGCCGTGCTTTGGATGATGATTACTTGCAGAACATGGGTGCTGCGGTTCAAGGTACAGAGTACGAGGCTGAATATAATTTTTATAAGTCACAGTCTACGAACTTCCAGTCATTTAGCCGTTTATCGACTGCTGAAATGGAAAAGCGTGTCAACCAGCAAAAAGCCAAGATGGCGAACAGTAAGACCACGGATGCCGTCACAGAAGAAAAGATTCTCGGTGTCTATGAATCCATCCTGAGTGAAAAGAAACAGACCATTAAAGACAATCCAAATCAGGCAGTACGTGAAGCTGGATTAAAGACACATAGTCTAAACGCTGGCGAATTAAAAACCAATCCAGGTGGCTTTGCTGAAAAGGTCGTTGATAACGCCGTCAGTCAGATTGCATTAAAAGATCCTAACCTGGTGATCAAACCTATTGCAGCTGAGGATCTGCCAGAAGCAAAACAAACTTTTGATGCCATGGACGTGAATCAGAAACTGGACTTTATTGGCGGTCTGATACAGCAAACCAAAAGTGTTCCAAAGGGAAATACTATCTGGTCGGCTACGCTGGGCCAGTTAGGCGGTGGTGATCTTTCCTATCTCATGGCAGGTGTAGCACGTGCCAATAATTACCGTTCGCGTGATGGTGAAGATGTTGCAGTTGCTATCGTTTCAGGCACTCAGGCTTTAAAAAATAAAGCACTGGTGATGCCTAAGGATGATTTGCTCAAGGCTGAATTCAACAAGTATGTGGGTAGTACTGTTTCAGGTGGCACGGCAAATATGACCTATGCTGCCTTTAAATCTATCTATGCGCACCTGTCTGAACGTAATGGCTACCAGCACAAAGACAAGGACGATATGAGCAAGGATCTAGCGAATACGGCATTAAGTCTGGCCACTGGTGGTGTATATGAGCAAGGCGTGAAGTACGGCAATCAAAAGACTTGGAAGGTATCAAAGCCATACGGTATGGATGATACGCGCTTTGAACGTATTCTGGATACACGCTATGCGGCAATTTCCCAGAAATATCAGATTTCAGAATCTGAACTTAAGGACTTACGCTTACGTCGGGAATCGCAGCGAGGGCCAAAAGGACAGGTACGCTATGCACTGATCAATGAACGTGGTGCACCGCTGTTTTATATGAACATGCCTGATGGAGTAACCAAGTAATGAGTAACTGGTTATCTGAATATGCACCTGAAGAACAAAAACAGGTTGATGAGCTAAACGCCAAAGGGATTGCACACAAGCCAGTCGAGCAGAAGGAAGAATCAAGCGGCCTATTCCAGTTGGCTGCACCGATGCGCGGTATGGGTGCTGGCTTTGCTAAAGTAGGTGAAGTGATTGCAGCGCCTTTTGATGCTGTAGTGGATCGTGTGGGCTATTCATTCAAGGATGTAGGCACAGAAGAATTTATCGAGCCATATTCTGCCTACAAGGAGAATAAGCAAAAGGCGCGTGCCGATCTGGTCTATGAATCAATTGAATATCTGCAAGACAAAGAGAATACCGGCACGATTGGGAATATTGCATTTAGCCTGGGCGACTATGCTACACGTGCGGCCTTGGGTAGCGCCGTTGGTGGTGTGGCAGGTGCAGCAGCTGTCACCGGTGCATCTGAAACCAATTATGTTTATGGTGACTTGACCCGTGATGGCGTAGACAGTGAAACGGCTGCAAAAGTAGCTTTGACTGATGGTGCTGTGGCTGCAGTATCGACTGCATTACCAATGTCCTATGGTTTTAAAGGGACTGGTGGCATCGTTAAAGATGGTCTGCTTTCCATTGGTGGTGCTACTGCATTATCACAAGGTGGCCAAGCGGCATCCCGTGCAATCCTGGAATCTGAAGGCTACGACAAACAGGCGAAAAAATACGAGGTCAATGCTGAAACGGTTGGCACGGATCTTCTACTGAATACCCTGTTTTTTGGTGCAGCACGTGGAGCCAATCGTTATCTGAACAAAACGCCTGAACAGTTAGGCGCTGAGATCGATGCAGAACGTGCAGCATTGGTTTTGAATGAACTGGAGTTTGAAAACACGCTGGCACCCGTGAAGCCAGCCGATCCGATCCAACACAACAATCATTTAAAGAACCTGGATTCTTCAGTAGAAGCAATCCGCATGGGTCGACCAGTAAACGTGGTGCATCCGGTGAAGGGTGAGGAAAAGAAAAAGCCAGCCAATTATGAAACTATGGCTTTGCCAAGTAATGCCAAGTCAATCGCACGTAAAGCGCAGCAGGAAGGCGTTAATCCTTCTGTGGCTCTTACCATTGCCCATATTGAAACAGGCGGCAAATTCGATCACACAGCGAAAAACAAGACATCCTCTGCACATGGTTTATTCCAGATCCTCGATAAGACTTGGAAAGGACAAGGCGGTGGGGATCGTCACAATGTGGATGAACAGATCAAGCAAGGTCTGAAGCACATCAAGTCTGCCAATGCATTCATGCGTAAAAGTCTAGGGCGTGAGCCGGTAGAGCATGAACAGTATTTAGGGCATTTACTTGGACCAGGTGGAGCAGCTGCAGTTTTAAAAGCGGATCCAAATGCAAAACTGATCGATGTTGTCCGTAAATACGATTCTAAAAATGCGGATGCTATTGTGAAAAATAACGGTATGTCAGGCATGACCGTTGGCCAAGCGATTGGAAAATGGCGTAACAAGTGGAACAACCTTAGTGCCCGTTATGGCGGTACTGGTACCAGCACAGCGTATGGCATGGATGGATCTAGCTATGACTTCGCTTATGAAGTAAAAAGCCTGGATGAATTAATTGCATCCAATGATCTGGCCTATGGTGTGAATCCGCTTTATCCATCCGAATTGCAACCACGTGACCGCACCCGGGAAGCATCACGCCAGCAGATCGAGCGCATGGCTGATGACCTGAAGCCTGAATTGCTCGGTGAATCTCCAAAGTTATCAGATGGTGCGCCAATTATCGGCATGGATAACGTAGTGGAATCAGGCAACGGACGTACGCTGGCCATTGCAAAAGCCTATGAAGCTGGACGTGCTGAAGAATATCGGGCATTCCTGGAGCAGTATGCGGCTGAACGTGGGATTGATATTGACGGCATTAACAAGCCTGTTTTAGTTCGTACACGATTAACCGATACAGACCGTACGCAGTTTGCCAAACTGGCCAATGAATCGGACGTGGCGCAGTACTCCGCAACTGAACGTGCTGTAAGTGATTCGGATCGTTTACCTGATGCATCATTACTGACGATCAACAATGACGGCACAATCAATCTTGATGGCTCTATGGACTTTGTACGCGGCTTTGTAGGCTCATTGCCAAAGTCTGAACAGGGCACCGTGATTACCGGTGACGGACGATTAAGCCAGGAAGGGAAACGCCGTATTGAATCGGCCATTATGCAGCGTGCTTATGATGATTCAGGCTTGATCAGTCGTATGGCTGAGAATCTGGATGATGACAGCAAAACCGTATTGTCTGCATTGCTACGTGCTGCACCGCAATTGGCACAGCTTGATAGTTTAGTGAAACAAGGTGGTCGTCATCAAAACACACTGGCCAAAGACTTGGCTCAGGCAGCACAAAAGCTGCGTGATTTAAAAGCCAATGATCTGACTGTTCAGGATTATCTGAATCAAGGGCAATTGATTGATGACGGCGTTTCACCTGGTGCGCGTGAGTTCCTGAATGTTTTTGACCAGAACAAGCGTAGTGCCAAAGCCATTGGTGAGAATATCCAATCCAAGATTGATGAAGTTGAAGCAATGGGCGATCCGCGACAAGGTTCGCTGTTTGGTGAAGGGCCGGAAGAATCAGCCGCTTTAGATATCATCATGCAGAATCCAGATCAACAGATTTCTGTTAGCCGTATGCGTCCAGACGGGGAAATGGAAGAAATCACTATGTCTTTACGTGAGCGACTGGATGAACTAGAAGCTGAAGCACGTCAGGCACAAGAAGATACATTGGCAACTCAGACGGCTATTAGTTGTGCTTTACAGTTTGGGGAATAAATCGTTTAATGATTATGCGGATAGGCTGATCACTGAAAGGCATTTAACCTGAATGCTTTCCGCACCCATAATCAGGTTGTTTGCAGAGGTGCAAGATGAATTTAAAAAAGATAATTGCGGATAATGCTCCAAGTGGTGCAACTGGCTTCACTTATGAGCCAGACTTGAGTGCTCTTTCATTCTGGCGATGGAATGATGGGGTTCTTGAATCTTGGTCTGATGATGATAATTGCTGGCTTACATATGAGAATGCGCCATCAAGTTACTTAGATTTCATGAAATCAACAATCAAGCCACTCTAGCTATTACTCAATAAATAACAACTTAAATCATGCTCAGATAACTTAAAACTATCTGAGCATTTTTTATGAAAGACCAATGCAAAGCAGCGGTGGCCAAAGCACTGGGTAAGCCGCAACTTAGCCAGCAGGAAGCGCAGCAGATTGAACAGCGCATCAAAGATGCAATGAAGTCACTGGCCAGACAGGACATGCAGACCTGGCGCAATTTATCCGATGCTGAAAAACTCACAGAAGCTGGTAAATTTGTGGCAGAAGATATTCAGGCGCAGCTCAAACGCAAGCATAAGATAGCAGCTCAAGACATTCTCACTCAGAACAAAAACCTTGCTGCTCTGGATCATCCAACACTATCGGCCAGTGAAGTGGTGGATCGCATGGTGGCACCGCATGGTGATATGTCAGGCATTCAGTCGATTGACTCCAAAGCGCGTGCAATTGCATCCATTTACCGTGGTGATCTTGTCGATTTCTATACCAACATCAAAGGCGGCTTAGGCATATTTACCGATAAGGAACTGGTGCAGAAAATTGTCCGCGAACGCTTCAATGACAGCACTGGCGACCCACTGGCCAAGAAGATCAGCGACAAAATGGGCGAAGTCTTTGAAGGCATGCGTGAACGCTTTAACCGTGCCGGCGGTGATATTGGAAAACTGGATGATTGGGGATTGCCGCAGACGCATAGCCTGGAAAAGATTGTATTAGCCGGCAAACAGGCATGGGTGCAAAAAGCAGAAGGCTTAATCGACACTTCAAAATACGTGCATGAGGATGGTACATACTATTCACAGCAGGAGATCCGCGAACTCCTGGAATATTCATTCGATACCTTGAGCAGCAACGGTGCCAATAAAACTGAAATTGGCCGTCAGTCCTTCGGTGGTAATTCCAAAGTGACCAGCCGTCATTCTGAAAGCCGGGTACTGCATTTTAAAGATGCTGAATCGTGGATAGAGTACCAAGCTGAGTTCGGTGGCATGCCGTTTGTAGACTTGGTGGAAGCGCATATTAATGGCTTATCTAAAGATATTGCTATGGTGGAAAATCTTGGCAGTAGTCCTAAAAATGCCATGCGCATTTTGATGGATGCAGCAGAGCAAAAGGACTGGCAAAAAGGCATTGATGCAAACGATACAGGCAAGAGTCGTAAACGTGCACAGACGATGTTTGATGAATTCTCTGGACAAAACACACCACAATCTGAAGTACTGGCCAACATGGGTCTAGCATACCGATCTATGAACGTGGCATCCATGCTGGGTGGTACCACATTATCCTCCGTTACCGATCAGGCCATGATTGCCAAGACTGCATCGATCCATGGTATTGCCTACCGTAAAACATTTGGCGAACTGATCAGCCAGTTGAATCCAAAAAATAAAGAAGATCGGGAGCTGGCGCACAGCTTAGGTCTGGCCACTGAGGAAATGCTCGGATCTATTGCGCGCTGGTCGGATGATGGTCTGACTTCAGTACATGGTAAGTCCCAAAAACTGGCACGTGTATCCAGTGGTATTGCTTCACAGGTTATGCGTGTTTCTGGCCTGAATGCACTGACGGCTGCATCAAAAGTCGGGTTTACCAAGATGCTTATGCATAAATACGGCAGTTTGACCCGCTCCAAGGCATGGGCCGATCTTGATCCTATGGATCGTGAACTGATGGAAAAAACCGGACTGTCTGAACGTGCTTGGGAAGTTATGCGCCTAGCTGAACCAGTCACTGACCGCAAAGGCAATCAGTTGATGTCTGCACGTTCTATCTATGAAATTCCAGATAGTGATTTGACTAGGTTTGGCGACCCACAAAAGGTACGTGATGAAATTGCATCACAGTTTCAGGCACACCTATTAGATGAACAGGGCATGGCAGTGGTTGAGGCCGGATTGCGTGAACGTACATGGATGAGCGCGGGGCAGAAAAAAGGCACTGGCATGGGGGAGCTAGTGAAGTCCATGCTTCAGTTTAAATCATTCCCAGCAGCATTCCTGATGCGTCACGGATCACGTGCAATGAGCATGGAGAAAGGAACATCTAAAGCTGCTTATGGTGCTTCTTTATTTGCTATGACTACCTTGCTTGGTGCGATGGTGGTACAGCTTAAAGAACTGGCCAATGGTAACGATCCTTCAACCATGTGGGATAGCGATGACCCACAAAAGACAATGAACTTTTTGACACGTTCAGCGGTTCAGGGCGGTGGCTTGTCCATCCTTGGGGATATTCTTGTTGCTGGTACCGACACATCTGGGCGCAGTACTTCTGATTTTATGGTCGGTCCATTGGGTTCAGATGCTAAAGCTGTACTCGGTCTGACTGTTGGTAACTTCACGCAGTACTATGAAGGCAAAGATACCAATGCAGCGAATGAAGCTTACAAGCTGCTGAAGAACAAAATCCCTGCCCAGAACTTGTGGTACACCAAAGCAGCCGTAAACCGCCTTGTGTTTGATGAAATGCAGGACGTGATTGCGCCCGGGTACCGTGAAAAGTATCTGAGAAAAGCCGAGCGTGAACACGACCGGACGCGCTTCTGGGGTGATGATCTCGGTGATATTCAGATGCCTGATCTTGAGCGTGTCGTGGAGTAAGTAGGACACCCAATTAAGCTCAATTTAACCCCCTGTATATATGGCTTATATACGGGGGATTTTTTATGCGTGATGATCAGGTAGAGCGAATCAAATTACTTTCTGAAGAAATTGCAGACGACATGGTAAAAACTGCGGAAGTTGCGATTGATACCAAAATCGATACCAAAGTAGGTCGTGGCGATAAAGCCTTTTTATATGGCATCGTGAAAAACCAAGCTGGCGTTATGGCGACTTTGCAACGTGTTTTAGATGTGAAATCCGGGAAGATTCCGCCAATTAGTGCAACTCAGGCAACACAGGAAAAATACGAGCAGCAGCTGATTGCTAAAGCTGAAGCTGAAGCAGCAAAGTTGAGAGAAAAATATAGCTAATGACTAAGCCTAAGATTAGTTTTTTAGCCTTCTTTTTACTTTGGGCTGAATTACAAGGCTGGAAAGTTCCTGGCTTCCACATCCAAGTTTGTATCTTCCTTGAAGCGTTTTATCTTAAGGGCCGTACAGGCTTGCTTATGCTTCCGCGCGGGCATTCCAAATCAAGTGTTCTGGATGTATTTAACGCCTGGGTAATTTATTGCTGGCCATCAACTCAGATTCTCCACCAGGGAACAACCGATTCCGATGCATACAAGTGTTCTAAAGGTACACGTGATGTACTTGAACGGCATCCACTTTGCCAGGGCAATCATAATGTCGGCATTCGACAGGGTGAGATTGAACGCTGGTTCGTAAACGGCACACCAGATGTTCGTTACGGCACTATGCTGGCAAAAGGGATTCTGTCTGGTGTAACTGGCCACCGTGCGCATTTCATTCAAAATGATGACGTTGAGACACCGCAAACCACGGCCAATCCGGAACAGCGTGAAAAGCTGCCTAAGAAATTATCAGAGCAGACCCACATTGCCATACCAGGTGCAAAGAAGCTTTGGATCGGTACACCGCATACCCATGATTCACTCTATGAAAAGATCAAGAAGCAACGGAAGCTGGATAAATTAATCCTCAAAATGTTTGAACATGAAAAGCGTTTTGAGGATACAAAAACAGGCCAAAAGGTCTTACTTGATTTTGAGCCTATTCATGGATTCTCAGGCATTGGTGTAGGTGCAAAATATCTGCATAAAGGCGAGCACTATGAAGTTCGCAAGTTAAAAAATGTCTGGGAAATTACATTCCTTGAATCCAATTATATTGTTGATTTCTACTCTAAAGGTCTTTGGGAGGAGCGCTTTACACCTGAAGAAATGGAGTTCCGGCGCGAAGAATGTAAAACGCTGAACGAATGGGATTCACAGTACCAGATGCATGCCAAGCCAATTGGCGATGTGCGTTTAGATCCAGATAAGATTCTGGCTTATGACTGTGAGCCGGTGCTCAAACGTGCCAATGGCGAATACTTCATGATGCTGGGTGAGCGCCGTATTGTTGGCATGTCATGTAAATGGGATCCATCAAGCGGCAAGCTTAAATCTGACGTTTCATCTACTGCATTATTCTTACATGACGATCTTGGCAACAAGTACTGGCACAGATCTATTGCTTTAACTGGCCCTGATATTGTGACCAATGATGATGGTGAAATTGTTGGTGGTCAGGTATGGCAGCTTTGCGATCTGGTTGAACAGTTCCATATTCCGAAGATTGTGATTGAGACTAACGGTATTGGCGGCTTTGCCGGTAGTTCTTTAAAAGCTGCACTGAAGAAAAGAAAACTACGTTGTGGTGTAGAAGAACGCCATGCATCACAGAATAAAAATAAACGGATTCTGGAAGGTCTGGAAGGGCCGCTAATGTCTGGTCTGCTTTGGGCGCATATTTCTGTACTGGTAACTGTTGGCCCTGATGGCAATGAAGAAGATGCACCAGCTGCCAAGCAGATGCGTGAGTGGAATCCGGCTGTAGCAAATCAACCTGATGACTATATGGACTCAGCAGCAGGCGCAATCGTAGATCAGCCAGAACGTGTCGGAAAAATACACAGACAAAATGAGGTCAATGAAAGCCCTAATTGGAGAACAAACGGTGGTGTTGTTGAAGCCACCTTAGATTTTGAAAATTAGGGGTGGACCATGGCAGTTCCAGAACAAACACCGTATAGCGAACATACTGGAAACGGTGTTACCAAAAGCTTTGCGCTAGGTTTTATTTGTGAATCGAAAGACCATTTGATTGTATTGGTGGATGAAATTGAACCACCAATTGCAACGTGGAGTTTAGACCGTAGCAATGTGGTATTCACCACCGCACCTGCATCCGGCCAAAAGATTACCATTCAGCGTAATACGCCATTTAGTCGTACTACAGACTACCAGTCTTACAACAATTCATTTCGACCGCAAACAGTAAATGGGGACTTTGACCGGATTTGGCTAAAGCTTCAAGAGTTGGGTGTCGCAAGCTGGCTACTTAAAAACTATGTAGATCGGAAAGATGATGAGCTTAAAGCTTATCTTATGGAAGAAATCCGAAAGCAGGGGGTGGCTTTAGATCAGCTAGATGATTACTATAACTATTTAATGCAACGCCTTGCACAAATTGCAGTTGATAAAGGTTGGGATGCTTCTTTCGTAGTGGATGGAACTCAAACGCAAAAGCAGATTAATGCCGATAATATTAGCGTTAAACAGTTTGGAGCAAAAGGAAATGGAACAGCCAGTGATGTATCCGCAATAAACAATGCTCAGGCGCAAGCAGGGCAGTTAAATTTTACAAATGGCACTTATTTGATTGATAGTGATCTAACAATCACTGTACCTTTCTCATTTTCAAAAAAAGCGAATATAAAATTATCAGGTGGTGCAAAGGTTTATTTTGCTGCTGGAACTTGTGATGAAGTGTGTGCTCGTTGGTTTAGTGGAAATAGAGCAATTCAGGATGCTATTAATTCAGCAAAGTACATTAAAAACGTCGTGCTTACACCTAAAGTGTGGGATGTCTATGAGCCTGTGGTATTCCCCACTGATGCTGCTTATTGGGGCGTTACACTTCAAGGTGTGTCAAATAGCATTGAGTACGAAAATCTAGGTTCGGCTCGGAACGTAACTATTCGGGCTATGGCTCAAATGGAGTGCGTTGTTGGGAACAGGACTGACTGGAAAGCAACGTCTGGTTATTTTAATAAATTATCAAACTTGAACATTAACGGTAATAATTTAGCTAAATATGGCTATATTAACGGCTATCAAGATATAGTTTCGGGCGTAAACGTAAACTACTGCACGGTAGCTGGATTCTTGTATGGTGGATTAAGTAACTCAACAGAAATGAATAACATATCTGCCACACGCAACCAAAATGCTTTGATTCTAACGGGTGGTGCGGCAGAACCAATCAACACTTCAACTCACGCATTAATTCAAAACTTCAGATTCCGACAAAACTTTAATGCGGGTGTTATCATTTGCCAGGCCACAGGGGTTAAATTCCTGAACGGTGTCATTGAAGCAAATGAAACAGTAGGTATTCAGTTCAAGTACAACAACACTACAGATGATTTTGCATCACCATACCCGTACACAGACTCAATTTCATTTGAACGCGTAGGTATGGAGGGTAACGCAAAATTAATGACTTTGAACGGTACTGGGGCAGTAAGTTCTGTATATAACATTGAGTTTAAGCTCTGTAATATTGTTGGAAAGACTACAGACCCATTAAATCCTGTATCTGATATTACTTTAAACACAATTCGAGGATTGGTATTTGATAGATGCAATCTATTGAAAGTTGGTGTTGAGATGCAGACTGGTGCAACTGCTGTATCGGCGGTTGGTTATGAAACTGTGTCAACAATGTTCCCAACAGTGTTCGGTGTTAATGCCTCAAGTTACAAAACACTGAAAATCAAAGACTCTGGTGATGAAGTTTTTAGCGGTATTAGATATGGTGCTTATGCTGCAGAAAATAAGACTTATAACACCACATCAACCATTGATAAGGTCGACGTTTTTGGGACAGTTTTAACAAACTCTGGTCAAGCTGCTCAGGATATAGTACTAACCTTGCCGACAGGCTTGGTTTCAAATCCACGCTATAGCCCGTCTTTCACTTATATATTTGCAACTCAACAGCTTGCAAACAAGGTATCGTTTAAGACACAAGCAGGATCGTATTTTGTTTTCAATGGTGCACAGAGAACAACAATTGAAAGTACAAACGGTACTGTATTCGGTGCTGCAATCAAATTTACGTTATTTTTGCATCAGGGAACTCAGTATTGGTTAGTTGAGCCAATACAGGGAACCTGGACGAGTAGCTAAGCTGAGATCTTCTTAGCTTTTTATACACAACATTTATACACGAACCCTGATCTTTAATTAGATCAGGGTTTTTTTAATGTCAAAAATAATTGGGGGCGGTATGTCCGATCAGAAATCAGCAGTAATGGAAATGGCAGCAACTGTTTCATCCGCTGCATCAAAGACAACGTATGCGGGGGCTGCTTCTGGTTTCGTGGCATACCTTGCATCAATCGATGTGCTGGCTTGGCTAGGTATCACCATTGCACTAGGGGGCTTCGTGGTGAACTGGTACTACAAGCGACTTGAAAATAAACGTGCAGAAGAAATCCACCAGCTGCGAAAAAAAGAATATGAGAAGGATGCATGCAATGTCTAAAGCTAAATATTACGTGATCGGTTCTTCTTTAATATTAGCCATGGGTATCGGTGGCCAGAAAATGATTACTGGCCCAAGTGATGAGCAGATTCAGGCAACGGCTGTAAAAGAGGGGTTTACACCTAAGCCAGTTATTCCAGTGAAGGGGGATGTGCCTACGATTGGACACGGTACCACGGTCTATCCAAATGGCATCAAGGTCAAGATGACCGATCCAGCGATTGACCGTAAACAGGCGTTTGAATATCTCAAATTACACATGGATAAAGATGCACAGCGGTTTAATAAAACCGTTCTGAATATTCCAATCTCACAGCCTGAATATGATCTCTATCTGGATTTCACTTATCAGTATGGCACAAGTGCCTGGTCTGGATCTTCCATGCTGCGCAACCTGAAGGCACGTGAGTATGTCCAGGCATGCAAATCACTTTTGAAATGGAAGTATGTCGCAAAGCGTGACTGTTCAATCCGTTCCAATAACTGCTATGGGGTCTGGACTCGCCAGCTGGAACGCTACAACAAATGCATGGAGGTGAACTGATGTCTGCATTCTTAGCGAAGTTCTACCAGGTGATTATCTGCATTCTCTTATTTCTATTGTTAGGCGCTGTGGCCATTGGTGGGGTGCAGACCTTTCGCCTGGCAAAAGCGCAAAACAAAGTGCTGAATACCGAAATCACATGTCAGGACAAAATCAAAAAAAAACTAAAACCTTATCTTGATGCTGAAAAAGCAGCTCAAGAAAAAGCCAATCAGGCAGGTGAAGAATATGAAGAATCAAAAGAAGTTGAGCGCGTCAAAACCGAAACCATTACACGTGAAGTGCAAAAGATCGTGGAGCGTCCTGTTTATATCAACACTTGTCTTGATGATGACGGGGTGCGTCTCATCAACGAAGCTGGTAATACCAGCCAATCTTAAAACACCTTGTCCAGATCTACTGAAATTAGAATCAGGCAGGGGTAAGGATGTGGTGCAGGTGATGGTGGATGATCGAAGGAAATATATTGATTGTCAGTCCAGGCATAAAGCTGTGATTTCCATCGTTGAAAAGTCCTCCAAGTGAGGGCTTGTTTATTTTTAAATAGTAGAAAGGTCTATTAATGACCCACTACTAAATGGAATATGGATGTGTTTAAATCCTATTGATTTAAAAAGACTGGAAATCATAATGAATAAAATTATTGGTGTATATGGAGCTAGTGGGTTTGGAAAGGAAGTGATGCCCCTTGTTCGACAACAATATCCTGATTTAAACAAAGAACAATTTGTTTTTATTGATGATGGCCAAGCAGGAAGCATTTTGAATAACTATCCTGTTTTAAGCTATGCGGATTTTCTTAAGAATAGTACTGATGAGAAATTTGTTACTATTGCTATTGCGAATAGCATTGTTCGAGAGAAACTATCCAATCAATTAGAACGAGATAATATTAAAACGATTGACGTAAAAGCAGCGAATGCACTTATTTTCGATCAGGTTGAGATTGGAGAAGGTAGCCTATTTTGCAGCTTTACGCATGTCACATCTAACGTAAAAATTGGTAAGTACTTTCACGCCAATATTTATAGCTATGTCGCTCATGATTGTGTGATCGGGGATTACGTGACATTTGCACCAAGTGTTAAGTGTAATGGGAATGTTCATATTGAAGACCACGCTTATATTGGTACTGGTGCTATCATCAAACAAGGCACACCAGATAAACCTTTAGTAATTGGTAAGGGCGCTATTGTAGGTATGGGTGCTGTGGTTACTAAAAGTGTTCCGCCTGGTGTAACTGTTATTGGTAATCCAGCGCGAATCTTAGAAAAGAAGTAATCATTTAAGAGATATGAAAAGCCCTCATCTGAAGGGCTTTTTTATGCGCCCCGGATTCTAGCCTCACTATTCGGAAAGGGGTATTGATTTTTCTTTATGCGTTACAGGTTGCGTTACATGAATATCTTAATAATTAAAATTAATTAAATTACAGTGATTTACAATATAAATTATATGCACGCTGAGCGCACCATCATTTTATTAATTCACTTACCTCATTAGACTAAAAAAACAATTCCAGATTTATAAAATAAATTATGGATTCTATTCCTCTTCATCCTGATGTTTTTGACGTATTTGATCTCTTTTCACCTGAGGGTCTTGATCTACGCCTAACTGACCGCGTTGAATCTCTCGATCTTGTTTCTCTTGTGGATCTAACTCTTCTTCTGGAAACTCTTCATTCAGTTCTTCATCTGGTTTAGCCATCGGGAATTACCTCTTGGAAATATAAGTAGTAATGTCTGTAGAAGATCCTCTTGTACGTCTTATTCTATAAAAGTGGGTGAATTACATTGTTGTATTTATAGTTTGTTTAATCTCATAAATTGTTGTTTCTATAAATAGATGTGCTGAGTAGTTTTTCTATCAAAAAAATTAGTATCTTATGCTCACAATAAAAATGAGATATAGATATGAAAAAATTATTATCCATTGGGTTAATGATTGGGGCTTCTTCAGTTGCTGGAGCGAATACACCTTTAGCTATTCAATATGGTAATCCTGCTCCAAAAGATAAAGCAGTTATTACGACTACACCTTATTATGCTCAAGAAAACCTAATAAGTCAGTACTCTTTAGCTTTTGGTTACGCCGGTTCAAAAATAGGGTAAGACAGCTTTTTGGGTACTGAATCATTCGATGGGCTGTTTATTAATGGTGAATATCAATCCCATCCGACTGCCAGCTTATGGGCCGAATATAAATTTCAAAGCTCAGATATTGATTACAATCAAGTTACAATTGGGATAAAAAATAAATTTCTGGAAAATGATCAGTTTTATTCAGCAATTTCTATAGGTCTGGGAATGAGCTGGATAGATGAAAGTGAAACGGATGCAGATCTTGGTCGAGTCGATCTGGAATTGGATTATTTTACAATTCCTATTGCCTTGGAAGTCGGTTATAAAATTGCTCCTGAAGCAGATTTATTTGGATCTTTTGGTTATCAATGGATGTTTAACCGTGATGCCAAGATTTGTATGAATGGCGCATGTGTCTCTGGCAAGAGTGATGATCTGGACTTGAATGGGGTTACTTATCAATTTGGTTTTCGCTATTACTTTTAGTGGCTAATCAATCGCCTTAATAGCGAACTCTTTTACTTAAAACTTAAAATTGTATCTAGCTAAAATTATTCATTTTTCACATAAATAAAGAATATTTTTATTAAAATTTAAATAGGTAGGATATAGAGATTGAAAAGAATAGAGTTGTTTGTAGTGCTCTATTGATCCAGCCAAAATATTCTAATCTGCTTTTGAAAAAGCACAATTTAAATATTGTATAAGTCTTCTTTTAGAAGTGTAAAAGTGTATTGTAGGTAAAAAAAATCCTGCTATATTGAACTCATGGTAGGTCATAAAACGAAACGACGCTACCAATAAGTTGGACGGATCAATGACAGTTAGTTGAGCTCGAACTTAGGTTCAGGCAATAAATCTAGCACTAGCCATCCAACACAGAGCCCGCAGCGATGCGGGCTTTTTAATGCAAAATTTTAAG